TTAACTTACTGATTTTAATAATCCTCTCATGCTGCCTTGTGGCCTTTGGGGCATCAATGGGGCAAAATCTGCCAGCTTCTGATTCAGCATTGCGATCTGCTCTGCGCTGCTGTCAGCCATCCATGCACCGTAAACATTGAACACCATCTGGGCGCTCGCATGTCCCATCTGACTGGCAATAAAACTCGGGTTTGCACCAGCAGATAAAGACCAGCACGCATAAGTGTGTCGTGACTGGTATGCCTTCCTGTGTCTGATCCCCGCACGCTTTAGCGCCGCTTCCCATGAGTCGCCTATAGAATCGACCTGGTAGATAAATCCGACCTGCTTACTTCGTCTGACCACATGCGGGTTAAAGACGAATGTACACTCATGGTTCACCGAACGGCCATACTCACGTAACTGCACCTCGATGTGATGTTGTTTGCCCAGCCTTGTCATTTCAGCCTGATTTTTCAGGATACTGATTGCTGGCTGGATAAGATGCACCACCCGATCTGTGCTTGCCTCGGTTTTTGGTAGAGTGAACTCACCAAGTTTCGTATAATTACGCCTGACGGTAATGGTTCCAGCCTTCAGATCGATATCTTCCCAGGCCAGGGAGACCAGTTCCCCATGACGCATTCCTGTGTACACTGCTAATGACCACAGGTTTTTCGTCTGCTGATGCCGGCAAGCATCTATCAGGCGTATAAATTCGTCTCGAGTTAGCGGATCTGGCTCTGCCCTGGCTTTTTTCAGAGGCTTTATTCCTTCGAATGGGTTCACCTCTAAGTAACCGTGATCCGCAGCAAACTGAAACATTCCGGCTATTGTCGTCATGTAATAATTCACAGTAACAACGCTTCGCCCCTTTGCTGGTTTTTTGCCGTTCCCCGGATTTTGATAACCGGTCAGCAACTCCTTTCTGATGTACAGCAATTCCTCTTTGTTTACCGTTGACACCAGTCGGTTACCTCCGATCCTTGGAACTACATTCCGTGCGACAGATTCATAGCGATTGAATGCGTTCGCACAGATTTCCATCCGTTTCAGATCCAGCCATTTCTCTTCAAGTTCTTTCACTGTAATTTCTTTTTTACTTACACCAAAAGCCTTGAGGTTAGGGGAGTCAGGAAACTGTGCTGCATAATCAAATGTTCCTGTGCGGATGGCAAAACATACCGATGTCCGCAGTTCTCCCGCTATCTTTCTGTTCTTAGCGGTGTCAGGGACACCGAGGCTTTCCCTAACACGCTTACCTTTAAAATTAAACCAGATGCGTAAAGTGCCACCGTGGTTTTCGACGCCTGTTGGATATGTGACTTTATCCATTGATACCTCCAGACGCCCAAGAGCGATATGAGCTTACCTTTTTCATGGCATCAAATCACCCTGGCTGTTTGTTTTTCATTGAAGCCACCCATGCATCGACCGCCTTACGGTTGTACATGCATTCACTGGATGGCTTCGGGTTACCGTCTGGTGAAACGTGGATATATTCCCGACCAACCATCCAGCACTCTTTTCTGGCCCGGAGGATGGTGCCGGGCTTGAGCCCGGTAACCGCGATCAGAACACTTTCACAAACCCACTCGTTAGGAGCTAACTGAATAACATTGCTCATATACCCGCCTCACACCACGTCAAGGCCACGGCAGTGGCGCACCCATATCTCAAATGCCTTGTGCATTACTTCACCTCCGCAGATAGTGTTGTCACTATTACGTGCTGGTGCGTGTTGGGTTTTATCAGGAAAATAACCTTTTCATGCCTCAGACCGTATCCACCTTCACGTTCGCAGCGCGCGACAGAAGCACACAAAGAGCGGGGAATACCTTTCTTGCTGGCATCAAATACCCATGCGTTTTTGAGGTCGAGGATCAGATTTCCAACGTCGCCACCAATGCGTTCGATATAGCGTTCAATAGCGTGAACAGTCACCATGTAGTGGCGAAACTGAACACATCCGGAGGCGGTCATTATTGGCGTAACGGTGGTCATTTCAGTTTTCATGGCCATGTTATTTAACCTTATTCAGTTCGATACCAATGTGTTTTGCGTAACGACGCATGCTGCGGTTCAGTGGCATCTGTACGTTGCCGTCACCTGTGCTGAACTGAGCTACAAACTCTTCACACATTGCATTTTCATGGGTGGGATCACGTGTCAGTCGATGACCTTGTGCCAGCGTCAGGCCGCATAATCCTTGCCGGGTTTTGCTGCTGCATTTCTTTGTCATCAGCGCATCCCCTTCGGTTTATTGGCCTGCAGCGCATCAACTTCATTCACGAATCGGTCATGCATGGCGTCCCACTTTTCACACCACTTCTGCATGTCACGTTTACGGGCCAGAATGCGGCGCAGTCGCCGCTCACAACGCTGGTGGGCTGCAAGATACTCAGCCTTTGTTTCTCCGTCTCGCCATACCTCCATGTCGTCGCGGTCGATGCGTACGCGCGGGTGACGCTGCTCAAAACCGGAAACAGCAAAAGCATGAGTTGTCATGAAGAACGCCAGATACCGGATCGCTGTATCGCGGCTAAAGCATTTCTTCTGGCGACCGTGGCGCGCAGCTACGAACAGTGGGCCAACTGGGGTGGTGTGTTTTTGTAATGCCAGGTCAATTGCACTGGCGGTGCGTTTATCAACCATTTGAAATCTCCTCAAGGCGCAGATCCATTTCGCGGGCCATTTCAATAAATGTGTCCAGTGAGCAAATGTGTTCGTCGTCGAATAACCGGCGATCGCATGTAACCCGACCGTTCTCGATATAAAGAACAACACGCCCAGTGAAGTTCGGCAGAACGTGCAGATCCACATTGAGGACTGGGGATGGGATCTGTACGCCGTGCATAATTGTTTGTTGTGAAGCCATCAGTTAATTCCTCCACACACATATTTCTTTTTTGCGTGTTTGATTAATTCTGCAAAAATATCGTCAACAATCATCTTCCCTGTTTCGGTCAGATATTCGGTGTGTCCGTTAATATCGATACTTTTCATATACGTCTGGCGAAGAAATGTTTCTGCCTCTGTGTTGAATTCAGTCCAAGCCTGTTTTTCGAAACGCAGCAAAAGTTTCAGCATTGATTCTTCGTTAATCTCGATAACCTGAATATTGTCATCGGGCATATTTACGGAGAGACAATAACCTCCTGTCTTGCGCTTCATTCGGTTTAATGCGGCAATGGCAATACGACGACGATAAATTTCAATAGTGTTGTTTTTCATTGTCATTACCGCCCGTAAGCCTTGCGCAGAAAAAGGTTTGCAATATGCAGATAACTATTTCCATAAGAGGCAAAAAGTTTTGCTGTGTTGTGTGCTGCTTTATCTTTCAGAAACGTCATTATTGCCCCCCCTTTTTTGAGGTGTTCTCCAATGTCATTTGGGTCATGAAGCAAAGCTCATTAAGTAACGAGGTGAATCTTCCTGCTACCTTCACATCAGTGCGTGTGATTGCGGGCATAAGTAACTGGGTAAATTCAGCACGCAGCTCATGCGCATATTTATTGGCACACTCTGCTGTTTTGTGGGCTTTATTTATGTAAAGAAAGTCGCCATCCTGATTGGCTGGATGGGCTTTGTTATTCACGACTTCACTTCTGACGATAATATTCATTTGCATTTCCTCAGGGTGAGTGATGCCACGCCAGTTAAGGCGTTAATTATTTATTTGTTAATTACGAGTTTATTTTTTCAGCTTTCTTGCTGATTACTTCTTGTAGCTCGTCGAGCTTTTCAAAAACGATAGTCAGAGTTCCTATTGCAGATAATTCCTGCGGAATGCAGTCCATCGCATTACAAACCGCCATTTTGCAGTTTCCGGCTTCTGTAGCCCAGCTGTTAAGCACGCCAGATGTTAATCTCTTGCTTGCTCCTGCGGATGAATTATTGGCGCTGGCGTTCCGGGTAATGCTTTCCGGGGGTAGCATAGTGACGTATTCATTAACACCATCCAGTGTTTTCTGCATTGAGCGAATAAGGCATGCAATTGCGTTATCGGCTTCTGGTGGCAATTCATTGATGCGGTAAATAACCTCAAGTAACGAGGTATTTTCCACAATATCAGCCGCGACACTTTCGAGAATTTCAACTGAGGTTTTCATTTTCTGTTCTCCATCTCGTTAGCGTGAGCTGCTTCTGCGTATTTCTTGGCCAGAATAAATATGCAATCACCAAGATCTGAATGATCTTCTCCATCGGTAACCGAAATAATTAATCCCGCTTCAATCATCACCGCTATCTGATGAAAAGCGGTTTCCGGTTCGAGGGTGAGGCCTTTGAAGGTTTTCATTTATTTATTCTCCGGCCAATCACAACCAAGTTCGTGGTTCATAACAGAAAGGTTTGCTTTTAACTGGTCGATACAAATTTTTATAAGTGCCGCTGGTCTATATTCAACATCTTTATCAGATTCTACGTATTCAAGCGCGTTGATTACGCGATCAATATTCTTAGCAATATTGTGGATGGTACCGTTCTCGGAAAGCATTTGTTCTGCATTCATTTCATTGGCTCCGTTGCCTGTTGATGAAGTGAATTTAGCAAAATGGTAAATTTAGTGCAATCGATAAATGCTAAATTATTTACTTTTTATGTTTATGTATTTGATAAACAAGATGATTAATTTAACTTCATTATGTAGTAGGCGTAAAAAAACCGACCATCGGGTCGGTTGGGGCGGAGTAGGGATAGGTCTTATAAAGTTGGCATTTCATCATTGTCAACATAACGAGTATGCTTAACAATAGCCGAAACAAAATGCATTTTCTCGATGCTATCGGGACTCAGGGTGATAGGTCTATGATCACTATTTACGCTTGAGAACTGATAATCGCCATCGCGAGTTTTACTCATGATTTTGATCATGTTATGCCCATCCTTTGTTCGGACAAAAACTTCATCACCTGTATGAACCTGGGTGTTTGGCTCTATGACGACATACTCTCCAGACTGTATACGAGGCCACATACTGTCTCCCTTTACTTTCAGCCCATAGGCATCCCTATCCGCGCTGTATATTTGTAACCATCCAGCGTGGATTTCTAGCATATCGATCATTCCGTCAATTCCAAGAATCGCTTCCCCTACAACTGGCACCGCTCCTAGTCTGACTGTTCCGACATACTCCAACTCATTTTTAATTCCGTCAGGAGCATTGCGCGGGCTATCCAGCCAACCAAATGGGCGCCCCATGGCCTGTTCAATTTTTCGGGCCATTTTGTCGCCTATGTTCCGACTGTTATTTTCGCCAAGCAATTGACTCAACTGAGCAGGACTTATCCCGCATAGCTCTGCGAAAGCTGCTTTTGTCGTATGACTGTCGCGTTTTAGGAACTCAACGATGAGCCGCTCAAGGTTTGATTTACGTATGCTTTTTATGTCCATGTCAAAATAATCTCATTATTTAGCAATGTGGTAAATACACAAACTGCTAAATGATTATTGCATTTAATTTAGCAAAAAGCTAAAGTTCGTTCATTGCAAAGGAGACCGTAATGAACAACCAATTACTTGCTTGGCGTAAGTCCTCAACAAAAGAACAGTGGGCTGATCTTGCTAAAAAATCAGGCACATCTTCGGGATATCTAAATCTCATTGCCTATGGCTATCGCAATGCCTCTCCTCGCCTGGCCTTGGCTATCGAAAGCGCATCAAAGTCATTCGTGGATAAGCCCGTTATCACAAAAGAACAGTTGGTTTTCAAGAGCGGAACTGAGGTGTGACATGTCACACGCGAACACATCACCAGATCCGATTAAGTCACTCGATATCGATTATCGCGATCCGCGAGGTGTTGTTGTGCATGTCACCGGATGGAACCGGGAAAAGCAGCAGGTCTATTTCACTCGGCCCGGATACCCGCATGAGTGCATGCAACCGGTCTGGAAGTTTCAACAGTATTTCAAGAGGTTAACATCATGAGCAGCAAACTACAGGGCTATGTCTGGGATGCCTGCGCTGTTTCTGGTGTCAAGGGGACGCGGCTAATGGTTATGGTACGCCTGGCTGATTATTCCAGTGATGATGGGAAAAGCTATCCTGGCATAAAAACCATTGCCCGCCAACTTGGCGCGGGGGAGAGCACCATACGAACAGCCATTGCTGAACTTGAATCAGAGAAATGGCTTCGACGTGAGAATCGCCGGAATGGTAACCGCAATACATCAAATATGTACTTTCTGAATGTCGAAAAACTTGAAGAAATTGCACTTCGGGAGAGATCTGCTATTCGTCTGGATCGACGCAAAAACAACCATTTTGACCCGTCAGATTCTGACGTATCGGATTCTGACAAGTCAGATTTTGACGCGTCAGAAATGAGTGACTCAAGTGCACTTGACCCGTCAGATTCTGGCAAAAACAACCATTTTGACCCGTCAGATTCTGGGGGACATGATCCACAAGGTTTAAAACATGATCCACAAGTAAAAGATCATGAACCACAAGAAGTGCGCGCAAAGCGCCAGAAAAAATCTTCTTTCGACCCTGCATGGCTAAAACCTGAAAACGTCAGCGCTGAAATCTGGCTGGACTGGATTAAATTTCGCCGGGAGAAGCGTCAACCGCTGACGGAAACAACCTGCGCATACCAGGCTAAGCAGCTTGCAGGCCATCAGAATGCCGATGAAGTGATCCGACGCTCAATTGCTGGAGGCTGGCAGGGATTGTTCCCGGATCGTGTGCCCAACAAGCCCGCAATGTCACTAGCTGAAAACGAAACGCTGACCGCAAGTCAACCGCCAGCTGGGTCATGGTGCACACCATCTGGAGATGGAACAGCGGAGGTATTTATCAACCAGGCCGCTATCGAGCGCATGAAGCGCGGTGGGTATCGCCAATAAAACCATTCCTCAAGAGCGTGCTGATTGCAGGTTATAACCACGGCGTTCTGAGCGAGGGATTCGTGACATGGTGTTTTGTTAAATTTGATTTACGGAGTGAGTGAGCATGACGCCCGCCGAACTTTCAGAAAAATTATGGGACAACGCCGAAAGGGTTGCAAAGTACCTGCTGCCAAAAGGTCATCTGGAAGGCAAAGAGTGGTGTGTTGGTAATACCAACGGTGACGCCGGAAAGAGCCTCAAAATTAACATTGGTGGCAAAAAAACGTGGGCAGACTTCGCCAGCGGTGATAGTGGTGATCTTCTGGATTTGTGGGTACTGGTGCGCAACTGCCAGTTGCATGATGCGATGCGTGAGGCAAAAGAATTTCTCGGTCTGAAAGACGACGACCACCATTTCGAGGCAAAGAAAAAAACATTCTCCAGGCCGACGAAGAAGGGCGTCAAAAAAGCGAGCAATTGTTACGACTACCTGGCTACGCGAGGAATCACCAGCGAGACGGCGGATCTGTTCCGTGTGTCTGATGCGGTGGTCTGGTATCACGAAGAAAATCGAGAAGTACCCGCCGTGGCATTCCCGTACATCCGGAATGGCGAACTGCTGCAAGTAAAACGCATAGGTACTGAAAGACCAAACGGCAAAAAGATAATTATGGCTGAGGCGGATTGCGAGCCATGTCTCTTTGGTTGGCAGGCCCTGGACAAATCCACGCGTCTGGTTGTTCTGTGCGAAGGCGAGATTGACTGTATGACTTTCATGCAGCTTGGTTACGACGCGCTTTCTGTTCCCTTTGGCGGCGGCAAGGGTGCCAAACAGCAGTGGATTGAATATGAGTACCACAATCTGGATCGCTTTCAGGAGATCTGGCTTTGCCTGGATAACGACGATGTCGGCCGTGAAGCTGCAAAGGAAATTGCCAGACGACTTGGCGAGCATCGCTGCCGCCTGGTTGAACTCCCGCACAAGGATATCAACGATTGCCTGATGAGCGGCATGGACAGTGAGTCCATCCTGGAGCACATGGAACGCGCTAAATTTTTCGATCCAGATGAACTGTGCTCGGCAGGTGATTTACTTCAGGAAACCATTGAAGCGTTTGAGCATCGCGATGTTGGCTTGTTCACCAGCCCATGGACCTCGCTGAATTACAATTTCAAATTTCGCGCCGGAGAACTGACGCTGGTAAATGGCGTGAATGGTCACGGCAAGACCGAACTGGTTGGCCATATCGCAGTTGCTGCTATGAATCAGGGGATTCGGACGTGCATCGCCTCTCTGGAACTGAAGCCAGGGAAAATGTTGGCCCGCCTGACGCGGCAGACTATCTGTACCGCATCACCGAAACGCGAAGAAATCGTTATGACGAACGAATGGTTCTCCGATCGTCTGTGGGTGTTCAAACTCACCGGCACCGCGAAAGCTGGCCGTCTGCTGGAAATCTTCGCCTATGCCCGGCGTCGGTATGGAATCGATCTGTTCGTTATCGACAACCTGGCGAAATGCGGGCTCGATGAGGAGGACTACGGCGGACAGAAAGAATTTATCGACACCCTGTGTGACTTCAAAAACGAACATAACTGTCACGTCCTTCTGGTGACGCACGCCCGCAAAACCAACGAAGCGGCACCGACCGGGAAAATGGACGTCAAAGGCACCGGCGCATTAACCGATATGCCTGATAACGTTATGTCCGTCTGGCGCAACATTCCCCGCGAACTGGCACAACGTAAGGCTGAAAAAATGGGATACGAAAGCCTGGATAAGGATGAGCAGGCAGCGCTCCAGATGCCAGCTTCAATGATTCGCCTGCTCAAACAACGCGAAGGTGAGGGGTGGGTTGGTGATATAGGCGCAAATTTTGATACCCGTTCACACCAGTTTCTTGAGGGTGAAAAGCAGCCATTTAATTACCTGGTCGGTAAGCCTCAGAGCGAGGTGGATCTGGAATGGGAAGCAGGCAATGTTACGAGGTACTGAGCATGACAAACGAAATTTTAAAAGAAGCTATTGAAAACTATCAGCACCTGAAATCACTGGTTCGCCAGCAGGAAGAAGAAGACGATGGTATTGAGTCTTTCGGTGGGGTTGATACGGATTTATTTGAACGGTTCATGTTTGCCAAAAGTCAGCTTCAGGAGCTGATTAACCCCGATGATTATTTTGCGATGAAGGATAAGGTGTCGCACCTTAACAGCGAGATCGGGGCGCTGATACTAGAAAATATCATTCTTAAAAATGAGGTGGCCAGGTTAGGTGGCGATCCTGATTTTTTGGGTAATGTGGATTCTGAGGGGAAAGCATGAAACTGGAAGCCTCACTTAAACACTTCAGCCCTCAGGGGATGCATATCAGCGACAGCGTGAAAGATACTTCTCCCGATCGGATTACCGGGACCGATGTTATGGTAGCCGTCGGTATGACCAGCAGCCGCGCGCGGTTCGGCCTGGCTGCTTTCTTTGGTAAGACCGGGATCAGCAAAAGCGATGAGCAACTCGCTGTACAGGCGCTGGCACGCCATGCGATGGAGACTGCACCAAAGAACGTGCGCAAAGCAGCCGGTGGTGAGATGGGATGGTGCATGCTGGTGCTGGCGCAATTTGCCTTTGCTGAATACTCCCGTTCGGCGGCCACCAGCGTGACGTGCCACAGTTGTAGCGGTAGCGGGAGAACATCCCGCACACAGACCACGCATAAAGTAACTTATCCGTGGGGTAAAGCGCCTTACTGGGCCAGCCGTTCGCGCGCCGTTCGTCCGTCAGACTGGGAGTTGTGGACAGAGGTTACAGAGATTGTTCCAGCCGTCTGTGATAGTTGCGAAGGCAAGGGAACAATCAGCGCCCGCTGCCGTTGTGGCGGAAAGGGGGAGGTTCTCGATCGCAAGACTACAAAAGACTGCGGCGCACCGGTTTTCAAAACGTGTGAGCGTTGCAGCGGCGAGGGGTATTCCAGAGTGTCATCTGCGACCGTTCACCGGGCTATCCTTAAACGTCTGCCGGATCTCCATCAGTCCTCATGGTCACGCAACTGGAAGCCATTCTATGAAATGCTGATTGATGTGCTGCGCAAAGGAGAGCGTCATGCATCATCAGAATTTGAGAAAGCAACAACTTATTAATATGATCGGAGCAAATGGCGACACTTTTTTGCACGTTAGTGTTGACTTTGCATAAAACTGTCCTGTATGCTTTCCATCGTGGGATATTACGCCTACACGACATCAAGCCCGCCTCAGTGCGGGTTTGTTATTTGAAAATTGATTTTTCATAAATGTTGTGTTTCTCGGCACGGATTTTCCTATATATGCGATTAGCAATTCATTTGCATCAAAAATGGATTTTATATTCCATTTGAGTATAAAGAGACAAAAATTTGTTTGTTATATTCAATTGGATGCCAAGGATCGCGCGTTAACCATTTCTTACTTTGGCAGTTTTCATAGTAAGTTAATGGGTTGTAAATATGTCTAAAACTACACAACAAACAGTAACGCAGTCCACCCAAGTGACTTTTCCTGACTACTTTCCTTCCGGTGTGCCGCCTAAAGAAGCAATAGATGCTTCTGGAGAGTTTTATCGTTTAACGAAAGCTAAGCCACCAGGAAAAGATTGCTTTCTCAATATGCGGGATGAAAACCCTAAGAGAATGGGGCGATTCAAAGGACTTTCTTTGAAATGCTGTTATGGCGTATCTGTTTATACAGAGGAACAATCGTTAGTAAATGCGTTTGATAAGTTTCCTGAGGGAGTTGGTGAACGCTTTATTGCGAAAGGTACCCTTGAAAGTGCTGATGGGGTTATGTTGAAAACTGGCGCTCCTGATTCAACCCATTTCACCATTTGGATTGGTAAAGATGCCGAAATCCATAAAAAATTCTCTTGTATTAGAGGGCTTGTGAAATGAGCAACATTTTTCTTCAAGATACTCTCTTAGGTACTCTCTATATAAAAAATGTATACGAGTTTTTTGAGGGGCCAAAACTTTTTTCTGTAGCAAACGAAGTTGATAGTTTGTTTGTTGTTTATTGGATTGGTGATGAGGATGAGTTTGATAAATGGATCATTCTTCCTGTTTCAAAAACTAGATTAGAGTACCTCGAGCGCAAGAGATTAGACATTAATAGCATACTTGCATACCAAGAGCAGAAGTTTTGCTATCAAATAAATATTCCTTATGATTCGAGTGTTGAACCTGTATTCACCAAGCTAAGTGCAGCTGATATGGCGCAAGCCATCAAATTGCCAAGAGTTGGCCTCTACATTAGTTCCGTTATCCCGATGCTAGCTACTGGAAAGCTTGGTCCAAGCATAGAGTTTTCAACACATGAAATTCATGTGGAAAAAACAGCGACATCAACTGAACCGCTAGTGTTAAAAGGCGTATCTAAACTCTTTGAGTGTTTTAATGATTTATATTCATCAATTTTGAGTTCTCTTGATGAAAAAGACCTAATGAGGCCTGTGTCTGGGCGCCCCGGCTCATTTGTTCTGTCTTTTCAAGCAGAGAAAATGCAACAAATTGAGCCGTTGCTTAAAGAGTTGAATGACTTGATATTGGCAAGAGGTAATCTTGTTGATTTCATTGAAAGAAAAAATATTGATGTTCAGATGCTTTCTGCATTGTTTGAGAGTGTTGTTGAAACAAGCTCCAGCTTTGAACTTAAGAGTAATGTAACTGACGAATTAGTTCTTGTAGTCCGTAAAACAGACGCTGAGTTTTATAATGCTTCGCTAGCAAAAATGTCAGCTCAAGTAGTTGGTGGTTATCAGGTTCCTCAGGCAAACTTAATTGAACAAGTATTTAAAATTGTTGAGTTGAAATGGAAAGATAAACACCTTGATAGATTTAGCACCGGCCTGGATGAACGGCATATCCAGTACTACATCCATGCAGCCAAGATTCTTGGATTCCTTAATAGTAATGGCTCTGTCTCTGCCTTGGGTCAACAGGTCGCTGAATCTGATAATGATAAGCGACTGAGAATCGCAGCTCGTAGTTTTGAGTCAAGCCATTGCGGATGGGCTTGGATAACCTGGAGTCAAGTTAAGAATCTTTCGGAGCTAGATCCTAGTACGGCCGAAGCCTTCTTACTCGAAAAATGCCTATCCCTTAGTAGCAAAACTAAGAAGAGGCGAGCATCAACGTTAAGACAATGGTGTGAAGCTTTAAAATCGTCATATCAGGAATTTTGATACTGGGGCATCCCTTATCACTAATCACTTCTCAATCCCTGGCAACTGCCGGGGATTTTTATTTCAGGCTCACTGGAATCATCCGCTACGTGCTTTGTTGATAAATCCAGCCCGTGAAGCCTGACCCCTTTCATACACACACAGCGCCATCCGAAAAATCGGAGGTGAGGCTATGACCAGAATGAGCACCATTTACAGCAGACTTTCATATGGAACAGGCACCACGCTGACCGGCTGCGGTGTATCAGCGAAGGCATACGCCGAAACAGCTAAAACAGCAAAAGAGGTGTCCTGGATGTTGGCCGACAGAATTGCAGGGTTAAGCCTGAGCGACTGGGCAATTATTGTCGGTATCGCATGCACAGTTATCACCTGTGCAGTGAACTGGTATTTCCGCTGGAAAGAACGGGAGGATCGGCGCAATGGCTATGCCACCAAAGCTGAAGAATAAACTGAGCGCAGCGGTCGTTGGTTTGATTCTTGCCGGGGCTTCCGCGCCCGTGATTCTCGATCAGTTTCTTGATGAGAAAGAGGGTAACAGCCTGACGGCGTATCGTGACGGCGGCGGAATCTGGACCATTTGCCGTGGCGCCACGATGGTTGATGGCAAGCCAGTAGTTCAGGGCATGAAGCTGTCTGCTGAGAAATGTTCCAAGGTGAACGCCATAGAACGCGACAAGGCGCTGGCATGGGTTGAGCGAAACATCAAGGTGCCACTGACCGAACCACAGAAAGCTGGGATCGCATCTTTTTGTCCGTATAACATCGGCCCCGGAAAATGCTACCCGTCCACGTTCTATAAGCGAATTAATGCTGGTGACCGTATTGGCGCGTGTGAAGCGATCCGCTGGTGGATTAAAGACGGTGGCCGCGACTGCCGTCTGACCAAAGGCCAGAAAAACGGTTGCTATGGGCAGGTAGAGCGGCGAGACCAGGAAAGCGCGCTGACGTGCTGGGGGATAGACCAGTGAGCCTGCGCTATCAGTTCATTGCCATTTCGCTGCTGGTGGCCGTCGCATTCATCGCCGGCAGTGTATGGAGCAGCCGCGGTTGGGAAAAAAAGTGGGCGGAACGTGATAGCGCGGAGTCATCGCAAACAGCTAACGCGCAGACCGCCGCCCGCATGATTGAACAAGGGCGAATTATTGCCCGGGATGAGGCCGTTAAAGATGCACAAGCACAAGCCGATAAATCTGCTGCCACTGCTGCTGGCCTGTCTGCCACTGTTAGCCAGTTGCGCACCGAAGCAACAAAGCTTGCCACTCGCCTGGACGCCGCAAAGCACACCGCAGATCTTGCCGTTGCCGTCCGAGGCAAAACAGCCAGCGCCGACGCCGGAATGCTCGCCAACATGCTCGGAAGTCTTGCAGAAGAAGCTAAACGTTATGCTGGAATCGCTGACGAACGCTACCGGGCAGGAATGACATGTGAGCGTGTTTACGACTCGGTAAGAGAGTCGAATAACAAAAGGGTTGAATGATGAATGTCGAAAATCTGACCGAAGCATATTACATCAACAACGGGATAAAAGAGCTACAACGACAGAAAGGCATACTGGAAAGTGGTGATGGGCTTGGTGTGACAATTCAGTCCACATATCAGGATAAAGCCTTTCTCGATGCTATTCGCCCACATGCAGTGGCTGAACTTAATCGCCGGATTGAGGAAAAGAAAGTCGTGCTGGTTAGTCTTGGCATCTCATTCACTTAAGGAAGCCTGTGGAGGTCATATGCGTCTCACTGTATTAGATGACGATCCCGGCAGGAAGATTAATCTCGGTGTAGAGCGATACGCTGTTTTTCTCGATGGTATTGAGGTTAAGCATGTCTTCACTGCTGACGATGAGAAGGGCGAAGTAATCGCAGCCGTTCCTGATGAGCGTGGTTATATGACGACAGAGAACGGTGAGGTGAAGCGGCATACGCTTTACGGTTCCGTGAGGATTGAACCATGCCAGCGTTAATCCCTCGTGCATGTCGCAAGCGCGGTTGCCCTGGTACGACAACGGATCGCTCTGGCTACTGCGAGCAGCACCGCAATGAAGGCTAATACTGAGATATAATTACCCATCACTGTGTGCTCGAGGAGAAGTGATGAAATATTGTCCTGAGTGTAGTTCCAATGATGTGGTAAAGGATAAACAAAGAGGCGGTTGGAGCGGTGATTATATTTGCGAGAACTGCGGATTTAATGGTGATCCCGGCGAATTCTGGTCAGAGACCGAGTACCGGATGAGGAAGAGGGCTGAGAATTTACCCGGCTATCGTAAGAAGGAATGATTCAACCCGCTTCGGCGGGTTTTTTTATGGTAACGGATAGCAACCGGAACAGATATCACATGAACAAAGAACCACGCATATATGGCAGTAAGTGGGACCGTGAGCGTCTTATATTCCTTCGCGCTCACCCCTTATGCGTCATGTGCCACGAACAAGGCATCGTGACAGCGGCAACAGTCGTGGACCATATCATCCCGCATAAGCTGAAAGAGGCGTTGCGCTCTGGTGACGGTCAGGCAATAGCGAAGGCGCAGAAGCTTTTCTGGAGCCGTAAGAACTGGCAAGGGCTATGTAAGCAGCATCACGACTCAACGAAACAGCGAATGGAGAAGCGCGGTGCCGTCATCGGATGTGATGAAAACGGTATTCCGCTTGATCAAAATTCTCACTGGTTCAGATGACGTCAATTCCATAGGGGAGGGGGGGGTAAAAGTTCAATCCCTTTGCCGCAAATGACCGCCGCCCATCCTTTTTGTGCACAACCGCGAAATGAAACGTTTTTTTCTGGGAGGTTCCGATGGCAGGACGACGCCCGAAACCGACCCACCTGAAAGTGGTTACCGGCAATCCGGGCAAACGCAAACTCAACGATAAAGAGCCCCAACCCGCGAGAGAAATACCCAGCCCTCCGGCCCACCTTACCGACTGGGGAAAGGTTGCCTGGGGAAAACTGACCGTGCTGCTTGATGGTATGGGTGTTCTCACTGTTGCAGATGTGCTGGCGCTGGAGCGCCTTTGCGATATTTACGCCGACATACTGCAGTTGCGTCTAACGATCGCTGACGAGGGAAGAACCTATACAGTGCAGACGGATGGCGGTTTTTTGATTAAGGCAAACCCTGCAGTGGCCATGTTGGCTGATGCAGATCGCCGTTTTAAAAGTTACCTGGTCGAATTCGGTCTTACCCCGGCTGCCAGAACGAAGGTGAAAGTTGATGGTGGAGAAGAAGAAGACCCGCTCAACCAGTTCTTTGGTTGATCCTGCAACTCAGTATGCAATGGATATAACAAAGGGAAAAGTAGTTGCCGGCCCTGATATCCGTAATGCCTGTAAGCGCCATTTGCGTGATTTAAAAGAGGGAAAAAAACGCGGTCTGACCTGGGATGTTGAATCGGTTAATCGGGCTATCAACTTTTTTGCTCAGGTATTGAAACTGAATGGCGGTGAGCACGAAGGTGCGCCATTTATTCTTCTGCCCTGGCAAAGTTTTATCGTCGGCTCTGTTTTCGGCTGGAAGCGTGAAAATGGTACGCGTCGTTTCCGTACGGTGTATGTCGAATCCGGGAAGGGCTCTGGTAAATCTCCGCTGGCGGCGGGGGTTGGCCTTTACTGCATGATGGCTGACAAAGAGCCGCGTGCAGAGGTGTACGCCGCCGCGACGAAAAAAGACCAGGCCATGATCCTGTTTCGTGATGCAGTGGCCATGGTTGATCAGTCACCTGCGCTTCTGTCCAGAATTCAGAAGTCCGGAGGGGCCGGAAAAGAGTGGAACCTGGCGTTCCTTCAAAACGGTTCTTTCTTCAGGCCGATTAGTTCAGATGATGGACAGTCTGGGCCTCGCCCTCACTGCGCCCTGATTGATGAGATCCACGAACATAAAGATAACCGCGCGGTAGAAATGATGCGTGCTGGCACGAAAGGTCGGCGGCAGGCGTTGATTTTTATGATTACCAACAGCGGGCACGATAAAACCAGCGTCTGTTACGACTATCACCAGTACGGACAGAAGGTAGCCGCTGGTCAGCGTGAAAATGATGCGTTCTTTGCCTTTATCTGTTCACTGGATGAAGGCGACGATCCCTTTAAAGATGAATCATGCTGGGGGAAAGCTAACCCATCAATGGGGCATACCTTTCTCCCTGACTACTTGCGCGAACAGGTAGAAGATGCTCGTGGCATGCCTGCGAAAGAAAGCCTGGTGCGCCGACTGAACTTTTGTCAGTGGGTGGATGCAGAGAACCCGTGGATCAGCGGCGATGTCTGGATGGCCTGTGAAAAGGAAATCAGTATTGATCAGTTACGGGGTAAAACCTGCTATGGCGGGTTGGATTTATCTGGCAAGCGGGACCTTACATCACTTTCTCTTTATTTTCCTGACATCAGCGTAATGCTGACAGAATTCTGGACCCCGAAAGACACTTTATACGATCGCGCTCGCGTTGACCGGGTTCCTTACGATGTGTGGGAGCGTGATGGTCATATTCACGCGCCTCCCGGTACGGCCATTGACTACGGTTTTGTCGCAAAGCGTATGGCTGAGCTGGCTGCGATGTTTGATATACGAAAAGTCGCTTTCGACCGCTATCACATTGACTATTTGACTCCTGAACTGGATGACGAAGGCGTCACGGTTCCTCTCGTGCCGCACGGGCAGGGGTTTGGTAAATCGGCTGAATCAGGTTTGTGGATGCCGCATTCCATTGAGGTTTTCGAGCAACTCATCATGGAAAAGCGGATTACCATCGTTCTTAACCCCTGTCTGCGCTGGTGCGCGGCGAATGCGGTTATAGAGGAAGATAAAAACGGAAACCGGGTATTCAGTAAGCGGCGCAGTAATGGCCGTATAGATGGCGTTGTTTCTGGCGCGATGGCGGTTGGCGCAGCAGAAGGAGACGAAGAGGATGACGGCGATATTGAGGGCTTTTTTGACGATCCGATCATAGTGGGTATCTGATGGCGAAGAATAAACAGCAACCAGGGCGCGTAAAAAGCGCTCTTTTAAACTGGCTTGGTGTTCCAGTAAGCCTGACAACCGGTGAATTCTGGCGGGAATGGTTTGGAACCAGCAGTAGCGGGAAAGTGGTCACCGCAGACAAAGTTATCCGGCTTTCTGCTGTATGGGCGTGTGTCAGGCTGTTAAGTGAGTCGATATCCACGCTTCCGCTTAAAATTTACGAGAGACAGGCCGATGGCTCGCGGAAGCTGGCCCAGAACAATCCAGCCTACCAGATATTATGCAGGCGCCCTAATTCGGAAATGACTCCTTCCCGCTTCATGCTGATGATTGTGGCCAGTGTTTGTCTGCGTGGTAATGCTTTTGTCGAAAAGCTGTTCATCGGCAGCAAGTTGGTATCACTGGTTCCGTTGCTTCCTCAAAACATGGTTGTAAAGCGGCTCGATAGTGGAAAATTACAGTACACCTACACTGAAAACGGAGTCCAGCGGATCATTCCTGTAGACAGGATGATGCACATTCGCGGGTTTGGCCTCGATGGTGTGTGCGGCATGATGCCGACAATGGCAGGGGTGGATGTTTTCGGTGCTGCGATGTCGGTTGATGAAGCGGCGGCGAAAATCTTCGAAAATGGTCTGCAGAGTACCGGCTTTCTTTCTTCGAAAACATCGCTGAGCAAGGAACAGCGAGAAAGGTTGCGTGTCAGCCTTCAGAACTTTATTGGCTCGAAAAATGCTGGAAAATTGATGGTTCTGGAAAATGAACTGACATACCAGAACGTCACCATGAACCCGGAAGCCGCACAATTGCTTGAAAGCCGCTCATTCAGCATTGAGGAAATCTGTCGCTGGTTTCGCGTACCGCCATTCATGGTCGGCCATACGACAAAACAATCTAGTTGGGCCTCGAGTCTTGAGGGGATGAACATGCTGTTTCTGACCCATACTCTGCGTCCCCTGCTGGTCAATATTGAGCAGGAAATCTCGCGCTGCCTTCTTAACGGAGATGAGGATTTGTTTGCAGAGTTTTCCGTTGAAGGCCTTCTGCGTGCCGACAGTGCAGGACGTGCCGCGTACTATACCAGCGCCTTGCAGAATGGCTGGATGTCGCGTAACGATGTTCGAAGGCTGGAAAATATGCCACCAATTGAAGGCGGTGATATTTATACAGTTCAGCTCAACCTGACTCAGTTGAAGAATCTCGAAAACAGCAACCCGGCAGTTCAGGCGCTGGCTGTCAGAGAGCTTCATAACCACGTATTCCCTGATATTCCTTTCGAGCAATCGCCCCTTAAACAGGCTGCTTAGGAGCCCATTTCCATGACAATTAGACAACTTCCGGTTGCTCCGGCGGGACGCCCGTGCGCGGGTGTGACCAGTGAACCCCAACCCTCAGCGCTTGAGCGTTGGAATGGTGGGATCAGGGCAGCATCCGATAATGACAACTCCATTTCTATTTTTGATGTTGTTGGCCGTGATTACTGGGACGAGGGTGTCACAGCAAAACGCATCTCCGGCGCTCTACGTTCGATGAACGGTGCTGATGTGACGGTAAATATCAACTCGCCCGGCGGCGATATGTTTGAAGGCCTGGCAATTTACAACCTGCTTCGCGAGTACCAGGGGAAAGTCACTGTAAAAGTGCTGGGCATCGCTGCCAGCGCCGCTTCGATTATTGCTATGGCCGGGGATGATATTCAAATCGGGCGCGGCGCCTTTCTGATGATCCACAACTGCTGGGTAGCAGCGATAGGCAACCGCCATGATTTTGCTGAGTTATCGACTTATCTTGAGCCATTTGATACCGCTATGGCTGATATCTATGCGGCACGCTCCGGCCTTGATATGGACACCGTGCAGACGCTGATGGATGCAGAAAGTTATATCGGTGGCAGTGATGCAGTAGAAAAGGGGCTGGCCGACAGTCTGCTTTCTGCTGATGCCGTAAGCGACGGTGATGACTCCCCGTCTGCGGCGCTGCGTAAACTTGATGCACTTCTGGCGAAAACGAACACCCCCCGGTCTGAACGCCGGAAATTAATTAAAGCATTAACAGGTAACACGCCGGGCGCTGTTACCGATCCCGATGGTAAGCCGGGCGCTACCGAAGAAATCAAACCTGAAACCCTCAATTCACTTGAAAACGCCCTTGCGGCGTTAGTCAAATAAGGACCTTTTATGTCTGAAGTAAACGAGATTCTGAAAAAAGTCACCGCCTCCATTGAAGAAGCAACCGGCAAATTTAACGCAAAAGCGGAAGAGGCGCTGACTGAGGCGAAGAAGAACGGCAAGTTGTCAGCGGAAACCAAAGAAACCGTGGACAAAATGGCGTCTGAATTAAACGCATTGAAAGAAGCCGAAAAAACTCTTAAAGCCGCGCTGGGTGAACTGGAGCAACATGTTGCGCAGATGCCGCTGGCAAATGCAAAACAGGTTGTGGAATCTGTAGGTCAGCAGGTCATCTCTGCTGAGGCGCTGAAAACCTTTGCGGCCAGCGTCGCGGCCAGCCAGCGAATTTCTATTCCGGTGAAAGCGGCTCTGCTTACCGCAAACGTACCAGGCAATATTGTTGCTCCCGACCGTCTGCCTGGCATTGATACCGCGCCTAAACAGCGTCTTTTCATCCGCGACCTGATCGCGCCTGGCACAACGGCATCAAACACCATTTACTGGGTGCAGCAAACTGGTTTTACCAACAATGCTGCTGCGGTCGCAGAGAATACGACCAAACCGTACAGCAACATTGAGTTTGCAGAAAAAATCACCCCAGTTCGAACTATTGCGCATCTTTTCAAGGCATCCAAACAGATCCTCGACGACTTCGCACAGTTGCAGTCTCAGGTTGATGCGGAAATGCGTTTCGGCCTGAAGTATGTCGAAGAACAGGAAATTCTGTTCGGCGATGGTACAGGCGCTCATCTGGAAGGCATCATTCCGCAGGCTTCAGCATTTTCGGCAGCGTTTCAGGTGGAGAATCAGAACGGTATTGACGATCTGCGTCTCGCGATGTTGCAGGCTCAGCTTGCGCGCTTCCCGGCATCCGGTCACGTCCTGCACTTCATCGACTGGGCGAAAATTGAGTTGACCAAAGACACGCTGGGCCGCTACATCCTGGCAAACCCTGCCGCTCTGACGGGCCCAACTCTTTGGGGCCTTCCGGTCGTCGCAACAGAAGCTACAGCCTTCCAGGGTAAATTTCTGACAGGGGCATTCAGTGCCGGCGCGCAGATTTTTGACCGTGAAGAAACGAATGTTGTCATCTCTACGGAGAACGCCGACGACTTCGAGAAAAACATGATCACCATCCGTTGCGAAGAACGCCTGGCGTTGGCCGTTAAACGTCCTGAAGCCTTTGTTTATGGCTCGTTCACTGTTCCGGCACCTGGCGGTCAGTAATATCTTGTGCGGCCTTCTGGCCGCAATATTCGAGGGAATACCATGAAGCTTATCGCGGTTAAACCAATTTATTTTGGCGGTGTGGTTGTGACAGAAGGCGAGTATCTGGAAACGCAGGAGCAGCACGGTCGTGAACTGATAAAAAAAGGCTATGCACGGCTGGTGGTTGTTGATAATTCCGAACAGCCTGAACAGCCTGAACAGCCTGAACAGCCTGAACAGCCTGAACAGCCTGAACAGCCTGAACAGCCTGAACAGCCTGAAGAATCCGCACCGTCTAAAAAAGGGAAAAAATAATGCTCGATCTCGATGTCGTCAAATCGCATTGTCGCATCGAGCCGGATTTTACCGACGATGACGCATTGATCGCTATTTACTCAGGCGCTGCGGCACGTTACGTGGAAACCTGGACGCGGCGGAAATTGTATGAATCTGAAGAAACTCCGGGCTACCAGGAGGATGAAGACGCAATTCTGCTAACCGATGATGTCACTGCTGCCATGTTGCTGTTAATCAGCCACTGGTATGAAAACCGCTCAGCCGTGACGGAAGGTAGTTCGCAAACAACGCTTCCGTTTGCTGTAACGGCGTTGCTCCAGCCATATAAAATTTACGGGCTTTAGGGGGAAATATGCAGGCAGGACGACTCCGGCACCGCGTCACCATCCAGAATTTTGTCACGCAAACCTTACCGTCCGGGCAGGAAACAGAAAACTGGGCGGACGGCGCGACCGTCTGGGCCGAGGTTAAAGGAGTGTCAGGGCGGGAGCTACTCACAGCCGGGGCTGAGTTAGCAGAATCAACGATCCGTGTCTGGATGCGCTATCGCCGGGATGTTACAGCCGCCTCACGTCTGCACGTCATTAACGGGCCGTTCGCAGGTGCGCTGCTGGAGATTACCGGGACGCCCATCCCGGACCCAAAATCAACCCGGCTGGAAATAATGTGTAAACAGGGGGTGGTCAGTGATTGATTACGGGCTGGATTTCTCTGACCTGCTGGACCTGTCCAGCGAACTGGCCTCACTCAGCAAAGCGGAAAGCCGGGGTGTGCTGCGAAATGCTACCCGCGCCGCTGCAGGAGTTATTCGTGATGAGGTTGAGGCGCGTGCGCCTGAGCAGACCGGCAAACTTAAACGGAATATCGTTGTGGTGACAAAACGCGATCGGGATGGCGGCATATCCTCCGGCGTGCATATTCGCAGCGGAAAAAATCGCCCGTTTTACTGGCGGTTTTTAGAACTGGGTACATCGAAAATGGCCCCGGTGCCGTTTATTCGCCCGGCATATGACGTGAAACAGGAGGAGGCCGCACAGGTCGCGTTCGATGCTGCAAACCGTGCCATAGACGAGGCGTTATCACGATGAGCGAAGCCGACATTTTCCCGTTATTAAAGTTGCTCGCCGGGGGCCGCGTTTACCCGTATGTGGTCAAACTCAACGCCCAGGGCGAACCGGCAGTATCCCCGCCGTGGCTGGTGTTTTCGCTGGTGACTCATGTCGACAGCGATGTGTTATGCGGACAGGCCGAATCGGTGCTAACCGTTCAGGTTGATGTTTATTCGAAAACCATCGATGAGGCCGCATCTATTCGCATGCAGGCGCAGCAGGCATTAAAACCGCTGGCACCGGTCAACATTAACCGAACCGGTGGTTACGAACAGGACACGAAACTTTACCGGGCTACGCTCGAAGTGCAGATTTGGCACTAATCATTAATACCTCTCAACTCACGCCACCTTCGGGTGGCTTTTTTATTTCCGGAGTAAATAAATGGCAGCACTATACGAAAAATCGCAAAACACGCAGATCCTGATTTCTGCTGTACCGGTCACCGCTGCGATAGTTGAAACCGCTGAGTATCTGAGTTTGTCCTGTGCGCTGAAAGAGGCCAATTTTACAGGCGGTCAGAAACAGGACATCGATGTCACCACGCTGTGCAGCGTTGAGCAGGAAAACATAAACGGCCTTCCGTCACCGTCTGAAATCGCCCTGTCCGGTAACTTCTACCGCAACCAGGCACAGGATGCCTTGCGAAGTGCATACGATGATGACACCACTTACGGTTTCAAAATCATTTTTCCGAGCGGAAACGGTTTTATGTTTTTGTCGGAAGTTCGTCAACACACGTGGTCTACCGGTACTAACGGCGTTGTGGCCGCGACCTTCTCTCTGCGCCTGAAAGGCAAACCAACGTACATTAACGCCGCCCTCCCGCTGGTAATAAACACCGATTTGCCTCCGACCAAATCAGCGACCACTGGCGGGGCGCTAACAATGTCTGTTGAAGTGCTGGGAGGCATAGCTCCCTATGCCTATAAGTGGATGAAAGGCAGTACAGCAGTATCTGGCCAGACGGCGGCAACCTTCAATAAATCGAGTGCGGTGGCGGGTGATGCCGGGGTGTACACCTGTCAGGTTTCCGATTCAGCCACGCCTGCAAATATGGTGATTTCAGCCGCCTGTACCGTCACCATCGAATAACGGAGCGCCGGGAAACCGGCGAATAATTATTTATGTCGAAGAAAAGTATCAAGTCATTAGTCCTGGCTCCGCTGGCGGGTTTTCGTTATACCACTGTTACAGTCCCGGAATGGGAAGGAGCTAAAATCGTTCTTCGTGAGCCGTCGGCAGAAGCATGGATACGCTGGCAGGACATCGTAAAAAACGATGGCGATGTGGAACTGTCGGTATCCGAGCGAATGAAGCGCAACCTCGCCGCCGATGTCACGCTATTTGTTGATGTGGTATGTGACGAAGACCATAAGCCGGTATTTACCGCAGGTGATATCCCAAAAGTGGAAGCCGTTTACGGTCCGGTTCATTCCCGCATTGTGCGTCTGGCGCTTGATCTGATAACCGGTGCCGAGGCCACCAAAAAAAAGTAGCGTCCCCTGGTATGCGGTTTCTGATGGAGTTAGCGCTTCGAATGGGGCGCACTCTTTCAGAATTGCGACAGTCAATGACAGTTAGTGAGTTACTGATGTGGGCAGAGTTTGACCGTGAAAGCCCAGTCAGCGAGGTCAGATCTGACATAAGAAACGCGCAACTGGTATCAGCGATTTACGGTTCGCAGGGGGTTAAGATTGGCATTGATGAAGCACTTCTGAAGTGGGGGGGCGAGCAGGCCGCAGAAGGAGAACGCGATCCGTTTGCAGGGCTTGAGAGCGCATTAATGGCAGCAGCTCAGTGACATATATCCTTGTTATGATTTAGCATTAGCCAAATCTATAAGAGGGAATGATTATGAAAAAGGTATTTATTTCTGTTGTTGCAGTATTAGCCATAAGTGCATGTAAACCGTCTTTAGATGAATTTATCCGGGCTGGAGAATCACTTGTCAAAGAGACCCTTAAAGATCCTGAAAGCGCTAAGTTTGAATCATTTTTTCATTCATCTGGAGAAAATGATGGCTATGTTTGCGGCACAGTTAATGCAAAGAATTCCTACGGCGGATATACGGGTAAAAAGAAATTTTATGTTTATCTGGAACTATACAAAGGGAAGGTAAAAACAAACGGACCAGTCACAATTGTTAATGAGTTAGAGGGGGCAGAGTATGAAAAATATAAATTATTCTGCCGATAATTAACAAAAAACCGCTTCGGCGGTTTTTTTATGTGAGATAGTAAATGGCCAATCTGCGAGAGTTGATAATTAAAATATCCGCAAACTCACAGTCGTTTCAGTCAGAAATTTCACGCGCATCTCGCATGGGGAAGGACTACTACAAAACCATGCAGAATGGTGGACGCCAGGCTGCAGCGGCTGCAAGAGAAAGCCAGCGCGCGATTGCCGATTTAAACAATCAGTTAGCCAGTACAAAAATGATTGCTGCCGGATTTACGGGAGCAATTGCTGGTGCGTTTACGGTCACGTCATTAATTACGGCGGCTGATAACTGGGGGCAGCTATCATCACGCATCAAAATGGCGACGGATTCCGCTGACGAATATAACCGTGTTCAGTCGCGATTGATGGAAATCAGTGACCGCACCTACAAACCAATTGAAGAGCAAGGGGAACTTTTCATCCGCAGCGCCACGGCGATGAAAGAACTGGGTTATTCGACAGAATCGACGATTGATTTTATCGACTCGATTTCGTCCGCTCTGACCATCAATGCGGCCAGCGCTGAAAAGGGTGCTCGCGCCATTAATGCCCTGTCGAAATCGATGGTAGTTGGGAAGGTGTCCGGCAATGAATGGAATACGGTTATGGAGGTCATGCCGACGGTGATTGGCGACGTGGCCCGCCACTTGGACATCACTGAAACGGCTGTTAAAAAGCTTGCCAGAGAAGGCAAGTTGTCGATGCAGACATTTTCCGACGCTGTAATTTCCGCGCAGCAACGTAACGCACGTCTCGCGGAAGATATGCCGACGACGGTCGGTGACGCCATTACAAAACTGTCGAACCATTGGAAGAAGTATATTGGTGAAACAAACAATGCTTATGGTGCCACCCAGGTTACGTCTGATGCTATAGGCAAGCTTGCCGACAATCTCGATACTGTAGCAAACGTAACCGGCGTACTTACCGGGCTGGGCGTTGCGCGATATTTTGGGAATTACGCAACATCAGTTGGTACAGCGACCGGAAAACTAATCGAAGCGCAAAAGAATGAAGTCTCTCTTGCCGCGGCGAAGTTAAGAGGTACGCAGATAGCGACATCACGGGCACGAGCAACTGTGTACCGGGCACAGCAGGCTGTTATAGCTGCAAAAAACGCAGATGCCCAGACACTTGCTGAAAAGAGGCTGGCCGCAGCGCAGGCTTCACTGACACGTAACATCGCTGCTAAAACAGCCGCGCAAACGGCATTGAACAGCGTAACTTCAGTTGGTTCTCGTTTGCTGTCATCCGCATCAGGGCTTGTAGGAGGCATTCCAGGGCTTGTTATGATGGGTGCCGGTGCCTGGTACTATATGTATCAACAGCAGGAACAGGCCAGAAAATCAGCGCAGGATTATGTAGCGCAGATTGATGAGATTCGTAAAAAAACAGGGCAGATGTCTTTGATTGAAACGTCAGAAAGCACGGATAGTTTACGTAAATCTCTCAATGAACAGAATCGGTTAATCGAAGAACAAAAACAGAAGGTGAAGGTTTTAAGCGACAGCCTTCTAGCCCTCAAACGTGCGCAGGAGGACGCTATGTCCTCCCGATATCTTCCATCAGACCTGCAAAAATATAACTCGAAAGAAGGTGTCGCTGAGTACACTGCGTTACTTGCAACAGAACAGGCCCGCCTAAATGAGATGCAGGAAAAATCAGTAAGCATACAGGAAACGCTTACTGGAACTGAGCGGCATCGCGCCGATCTCCTTACTCGCATATCGTCAGCACAAGAAGCATCTCGTCTTTCTTTACTAACGATGACGGGGGAGCATTCAAAATTTAACCAGGTTCTTGGTTTGGGAAATCAGTTACTTGAAAGTCGGCACGCTCTGGTTACTGCTCCCTTACGACTACCGCAGGCCGCTGTTACTGACTCCGAGCAGCAGGCTCTTTTACAGAAACAGCAGGCCGCAGAACTGGCCGGGCTGAAAGGTCTGGCGCGGGCCAAGAAACAAGCTGAGTTTGATTTACAGCGGATGGGTAAAACTGGAATTGAAAACTCCACATATGCCGATCAGTACATGAAGGCAGTAGAGGACGAGTACACCAGAAACCAGGCAGGCAAACCGGCTGGTGGTGCGGGTAAATCTGAACTGGCAAAAACAGAGGATATTTATACCCGTCTGATTAAACAGCAGCGTGAGCAGATGGCACTGACCGGGCAAAATACGGAACTGGCGCGAACAAAATATCAGATCGTGCATGGTGAGCTGGCCACTCTGACGCAGGTGCAAAAAAACGAAATTTTACGTAATTCTGCTGCAATTGATCATCTGAACGCTGTCGAAAAACTCAGGTCGTTAAACGAGCAGCTCCTGACGCCTGAAGAGGCGTTATTAAATATTACTCGCGAACGTATTAAGCTGTTAAAAGACGCAGCCCCTGCCAGCGAAGAATATCGTGAGTCGATGGAACGCATTTCGAAAGCGTCTGTTCAGAACGCACCTGAGTTTGAAGGGGTCGCTGCATCAGTTGGTGGACCGAGTGGCGAACTCATTCGTGTTGCGAATGCACAGAAAGAACTGCAAAAGTGGCATGAAAAGCAACTGGAAATGCAGAAAGAATTGCTCGAGGAGAAGGAGATAAATGAGCAGGTTTATGCAGAGCGTATTGCGGAAATAAATAAAACCAATTCTGAACGATTGCAGGATATTCAGGCAGGGTATACATCGGCCAGTCTGTCCATGTTCTCTGATCTGGCCGGACAGACCGCACAACTTCTGCAGGGGATCGGTCAGGAAGGAAGTTTCGCATATCGGACGTTGTTTATAGCGAGTAAAGCAGCCGCGATTGCACAGGCAATTATCAATACAGAGTTGGCCGCAACGAAAGCCATGGCTGAGGGGGGGCTGATTCTCGGGATACCAGCAGCAACGGCTATTCGTGCCGTGGGTTATGCATCCGTGGGGCTGATTGCAGGGCAGACGCTTGCAGGAATGGCGCATGATGGTATAGATCGCGTTCCAGAGAACGGAACCTGGCTACTCCAGAAAGGGGAGCGTGTTGTCACCGCTGGCACGTCAGCCAAACTTGATGAAACGCTTGAAAAGGTACAGCAGGTAAGACGTGAAGAACGGGAAAGCATCAGTGGCGGAACTTTTACTATTCATAATTCGTATACAGGAAAACCGGATGACGCAACGCTTGCTGCGATTGATCGCCGGAATGAAAAACTTGTTAAAGAAATCCGACGGGATATGACAAAACAGGTTATTTCTCCTTCAAATGAGTTCGGTCGCGCGCTGCAAAGCCGGTATACCAGAGGATATAAGGAGTAA